AGATCTCTTGTTTCATGTAATCGAAGGGTATTATAATCCACTGACCAGAATCCTGTATGCCCCTTATCGCCATCGCGAACCTTGGCACCGACATAACGTAAAATAGATGCCTCACGATCTTCATCTGTCTGCCAAATATTAGCATGGAAATCTTCATCTGCAATACTGTCCCATGAACCTGAGATTGTATTCAACCCTGGAGATTCTACTCTATGGCTACTACGATTCAATTGTGCAACAGAAATTCCAGGGGCACCAATGTTATATGTTAAACCGCGACATTCTTGGGTTATGTATTGAATCTCGGAGTGTTTCGCTTGCTGTAGGGTGCTAGGTCTAAGAAGTGCATGGTAATCGAATGCTATCAGATTAGGTTCAAATGCTTTTCTACGTTTCAATAACCCTGAATGTGCCAAGAGAGTCTTGGCAGATGCGCCTTTGGTCGGAAATTCTTTGATAATTAGCCTTGATTGATATTTCGATTTAAAATCTTCGATGTATTCGTTGATATTGTCAATCTGCGTATCCAACTGTGACATAGCGATACCTGTTAGGATCGAAGAAATACGTTTTGCATATCGCATTTCGGACATCTCTAATGTATAGAGAAGAACGTGTTTACCTTGCAGTAGAACGTTGCATATGATATTAGCTAAAACAATTGATTTTCCTACGTTTGTTTCACCGCCGATACATCCGAACTGTTTACCTTCTTCGAAGAATCCACCACCGATAGCAGTATCAAAACCCACATATCCAGTTGAGAACACATTCTGTTTCTCTTGGAGATATTCAACTACTCGGTGCGAGTCAGCGAAATATTCCAATCCTAAATTATCAATAAGGGATATCGAATGAATCTTTTCATTTTCGATCTGAAATTCATTCATATCGATCTGTTTATCTTTAGCCCTTTCATCGATAGCCTTCTCAAGGAGGGCTTCAAGCTTTCTCTGCCTGATGAAATGCTCCGTATTACGGATCAGTTCTTCTTCTGCATATTCAACATCTAATCCTCGAATAGCTTTTACTGCGTTTTCAAGTTTATCTTTTTGCTGCGAAGAGACAACACGGATTTTTAATTCGGTATTTGTCGGGGTTACGTCATTTTCAATGAAGAAATCCTTTATTATACCGATGATGCATCCGATGTTCTTGTCTTTAAAAATACCCTCTTCCAAATAGTCGATACATGAAGCGAGGTAAGGGGAATCTTTTTTAAGAGCGTTGACGAATATTACTTTTTCAAAGAAGTCGAGATCGATTTTAATCATTAGGATACAGATACGCTTGTGTTGATACCGTTTCAAGGTCTTTCGCATCTAAATCATTCATTTCAGCAAAAAGTAATGCCTCATCTTCTGACGTTCCCACGAAGTATGTCTCACCTATACGATAAACATTGTATATTTTAGCGGCTGGGATATTTAGCTCATAGACAGTGCTGTCCCCGAATATTTGAAAAACATAATTTAGAGTCATCCAGAGACTAAAGACGAATGCGATCCAAGAGGAAGCCCCATATGTTAAGATGGATAGTATCGCCCATAACACATAACCTATCGTGCTACAGAACATATCACTGGGTTTCTTTTTTGCATTAAGAAAAAATGTCTTAGATTTATTAGTTATTATTTTAGTTTCAGAGTCCATTATTGTTGAGAAAATGACATGTTTAGAATTCTATTATAATAAGGTTTACTCTTCAGATGTTTCTCATAGAACCACATTTCAAAGTATGTATGATCGACCAATTCTTCGGTATCAACATTCTCTTTTATACGTAATTGCCTATTTTGAAATGCTTTGAATAGCTCACCTACAGAGAGTTTGACGAACCGTCCTGTAGATTCGTCTTTCTTCTCCATTGCCACATCTTCCTCTATCAACTCTATAGTCGCAACATTAGGTTTGTCGATGAAAATACTAGGATATTGGATAGTGACTGTTATCATTAAAGTTTAAATTTCAAGTTGACTGCTTTTTCGAACTCATCATCATTGATTAATGCTTCCATGAATTCCGCATCGGCTTCCAAATCACCTCTACGTTTAGAGGGCATCTGTTCTGTCCAAGATTTAAGTTTATACCATCCTTGTTTAGGAGATAGGATGAACCCCTCCTCGCGGGCGATGTCGAATATACCCGAATATTTTTCGATACCTTTCCCAAATTCCGCAGTGACAGGGAAAGATGAATTTTCTTTTACATATCGAGATAAGCCAGATTTAATAGTGAAGGTGAAACCTTGCTGGTCTTTACCATCCATATCCTTAGCTTTAGTGATGAACCAAAGAGTGTGACCTGCATACTGCGCTCCTCTTCCTCCAGCAGCAACTTCTTTACCATAAAGGTCAAGAGTCTGGTATGAGTGATTGATAATAATCACAGGGATATCTTTTTTAGCAACATGCGGTGTTATAATTCGGAACACGCTCTTCAGTTGTTTCGCTCTTGTCATATCCGAGACATCTTTACTATCCAATGCATCTTGAGCTTCTTTCTTCGAAGGGAGCATACCGATAGAATCAACAGCGATCAGAACATTGTCTCCTTCTTCGATATCATTAACCAGATTAGCAATATCGTTTTTCCATTCTTCTACTGAAGTAATGAATCGATGGTCGATTCGGTCCATATCAAGACCTGCTTTTTCAAAATACTCTGGGGTATAACCTTTTTCCGAATCATATAGGACAATATAGTAGTCTTTATCCTTGTTTTCATCTTGAAAACCGCGCATCATTTCCAACAGGAAGTTGGTTTTAAAATGTTTGGGTGGTGCTGCAACCATAGTAATACCAGCTTTTGGCATTCCCCCTTTAAATGAGCCAGTGAAGGCAAGATTCAATATGGGGATGTTGGTCGGGATAAAACTATCTGCCGCGAAATATTTACTATTTTTGAGTAACTCGGGCTTTACAATGCTGTTTTTACGAAGACGTTCTAGTAGTTTAGACATGATATATTTTACACCATGTCTCGATGTATTTCAAGAGTTAATACATTTTTACTATATTATTTTCGGGCGCAGAAGGGTTGGCAGGAGCAGGAGCATCAACATTAGGAATTAATCCTGCGAAGTTTCTATTATAGACATCCTTCATCTGGTCGGTCAATTCTAACACACCTGAAAGGCATCTATTTTTCCAGAAAGTGGTAGGGAAATCGATTGTGTTCTGAAAGTCTTTAAGAAATCCCATAACATGAAACGGAGGATCGATGGTCAGTAAGGTGACTGGATAAAAACGTGGAATAACTCCAGGATTAGCGGGGTCTTTTTCTACAGTAGTATAGAGTGCTCTGTTAAGAACGATTTTGTCGTCGGTTTCTTCGACTAATAGGCCGATAATAAATTGACTGATATCTGTATAAATTCCTACGATTTTTTCCATAATCAATTATTTAGAACTGATCATGAATGGATGCAACCGTTATTGTTTAGGTTTGAAGGAATTGGTTATTTTACCTTGTTCGTGTCTTTCTAACCTTTCATAGTTAGCCATAGCATTGAGATTGAAACTTTGTTTCAAATCATGTAAATCCTGCTTAGTCTCGCTGTATATCTTATACAATTCGGTCTTTTCGAATTCATACATCTTAAGTAGATCGCTTTTACTGATCCATTTATCCGCATAATAATCTGCTTGGATGTCTGCGACTAAGCGATCTTCGAAGATACTTTGATATATTCGTTTACTTTCATCCGAAAACGTCTTCAAGCGAAGCTTCATATTGGATTTTAGGGTCTGGAATTTGCCATTTAAGAGCGTCATAGAAAGGTTGGAGAGGTTTGATAATATCTTTGAAGAACATTCGTTCATAATCGGGTTGCAGTTCGAAATCTTCAGGGAAGATATCTTGATATGCAATACCGTCAATATCGAAACGATTAGGCTTTAGATAAACTGTTTTTATCTTAGAACCATTCTCAATTCTACGATACTTATTTTGAAGATGAAGCTTTTGCAATAATTCGTTATGGTATATGCTGAACTTTGCTCGCTGTGGAGTTCCTTTTGCGGTGTTCATACCCTCATTTTTACTATCCCATCCAGACAGACTTTTAATATTACCTCTTTCTGCAATATCATTCACCTCGAATTTCATAAATTGATTATCGTATGCATCGAATATCATCTCATCTGCATACTTCTTGTTCTTTTGGAACATGATGATAGAGACGATTTTCTTAGAAACATCTTTTGCCTTATTAGGAAGGGTGGATTTTGCCAATTGAACACCAGAATATTTGAAATCATTAACCTGCTTACCTTCTTTGTTGATGATATAGAGAACATAGTTTTTCTTACCAGTCCATATTGCCTTAGAACAAACGCTTTCACGTTTGAAGAAGTATCTCGGGTCTAATGAATTGAATTTATCTATAGCCCACTGTTTGATTCGACCATTCAATTCGTCCGAAACATGCTCTTCTAATGCATAGAAATCATCGGTCAATTCGCCCTCATCGTTATATATCTGAATGTTCTTCTTTTCACATACATCTTTGACAGAAATAAGGACCGAATCGGTGTCCATCGAAACGACTCGGTCGAATTCTGACAAACCATAAGACTTGACAAGAATATCATTAACGATTTTCTCTGTCTGTTTAATAACTGCTTGTCCGACAGTCGTGATGGATGTGGCACAATCAAGATCGTACAATGCAAAGAATCTACTTGCGAATGCACCATAGGTGGAGTTTAGAAGAATTTTATAGAGATACTGTTCGACATCCAATTTAGATGCAGTAGCCTTGAGCGCACGATATTGATCCGAATCTTTATCCATATCGTTCAGCCGCATCTCGATCTTCAACATATCATCCTTAACCTTTTTACGTTTGGCATAGAGAATATCACAGAATGTCGGGACAATACCTTTCGTAGATTGATCATAGATCACATTATTTGGTGCAATAGACCAATTCTTTTTTCTAATTAGAGGGTATAGTTTATCTTTAGGGACATCGACTTTTCGACGTTCCTTATAGAGATACAACGTGAATGAATCATCCGTTTTGTCGATTATCTTTGCAGTTTTAGTCTCTGGTGAGATATTTAAAGTGATGATATTACTAGGGTAAAGAGAGTTTGCATCGAATGAAACAATATCTTCGTAGAGTCCTTCAATTGGAGTCTTAACATAACCTCCAGGGATTTTGGTATGCGATTCCGCACCTTTCTGCGTAGGTATGATCTGTCCGTTGTCTAATGCTTGTTTAGCTAATACCCCTGTGATAACTGCGGTCTTCCCTAGTGCCTTATCCAAGTTACAGAATCCACTGAATGCAGTAAACTTTGCGATTTCCAGATAATTCTTTGCCTCATCAAGAAGCATCAATAATTTAACGTCCCATATGTTGTAATTGATAAAACGATCCCAATGATTAGCGGCTAGTTCTTGAAGTGAAG